TCATTAAGTCTTCTAGCGATCCAGATTCCTGACTCATTCCGCCCTGGCTTCCGAGCCGGGAGGATACAGGGTCGGTCATAGGGCTGGCGGCGGCGGCCGCTTTCATTTTATTAAGGGGGTTCGCCTTCTGGGTCTCCCGCTGGACCATCTCGGATAATTGGGTGACAGGACCCTCGACATCGACACCGAGGGTGGAAAAAAGCTCCCGCACGCTCATGTCCTTGCGAAGCATCCCGCGCTCAGCCATGAGAAAGGCATCCTGGGGATTCATGACAGAAAGCCCTTCATCCATCGATTGCGGCACACTCTTCTGGGCGTTCATCCCCATGCCGGGTTCTATCGGGTTAGGCAACCGCTTCCTCCTTCACTTGCGCATCCGAGAGATCATTAAGAAGATTCTGAACCATCGCCTGGTCTTCAGGCGCGTCGGGATTGCCCCCTCCCGCTTCGGCGTTTGCCATCTGTTCTTCCTTCTGCCGCTGTTCGGCAAGCCGGGCTAAAATTTTGTCAGTACCCGGGACGCGCAGGGTTTCAAGCACCGCCTGGGCATCGACGATTTTCATCTCTGCAAGCCGGAGCATGAGATTCGCTAACGACTGCCTGTCCAAGGGGAGGGTGGAATTGGTTTGGATCTCAATATTGAAGTCAAAGTAGACTTCATCAGTCTCGGCTATCGCGTCGATGAGCGTTTCATAGTCTTCAATATCCTCTTTCTCTTCTTCAGAAAGATCATCATCCATGAGGCCTACAGGCGTTTGGGGTTTTAAAGCCTGGGTAAGGAAATCCCGCTGATTGGAAATCACGCCATATTGGACATCATCATCCTTGCGGATATAGAAGCTCCGGGGTTCGGTGTAAAACTGCATCATGAGTTCGACGATGAGCGTTGCCAGGCGCTTAATCGAGGATTCTAAGTTCCGCACCCGCTGGCGCGTCCGGGTATAGGAGGATTCAAGGAGCATCGACATTTCGGTAGCTGTCTGGCGCTGGCGCTTTCCAGTCACCCCTTTCGTAACATCGGTGACACCTGAAACTTCCTCGATAAGCTGCGGGATCGTGGACATGATCTGTGTGATAACAGAAGGCAGGTCCGGGACATCGAGGGTCGCCACTACATCCTTGGCAAATCCGGCCTTGGACATAAGGACCTGATCTCCTTTCTGGATCGCGTCCTTTATTTGCTCGGTAGTGATTCCTGCCGATTCGTCAACGACGATATTCCGCTTTGTGTACTTCCTGGCATGCTCGACTATCTGCTGTAAGCGGACATTGAATTCCCTGTTTAAGTTCTCTATCTGATCAGGTTCTCCTATCCCCCAGAATTGATGCGGCACCTTGTAGTTATGAAGCGCGACATAGGGCGGCCTTCCGTGATTAAAGGGGGAGGGGCGGTCATCGAGAAGGATCGCGTTCCCGCCTGTGAAGGTGAGGATTCTGCCGTTGGGATACTTGGCTTTGCGAACCTTCTTTTTCTCCGATACATCTAAGCCGTCAGCGTTCTTCCCCGCGTACTGCTCTTCTATCGCTTCAATGGTTTCGTTGTCTTTAAGCCATATTTCGTAGACGAGGATGTAATCACCTATTAGGTCATGCTCAGCCAGGCGGTCCTGTTTCTGGTCATGCTCGGTGGCGTACTCTTCCTGGGTGATATTCTTCTCTGCCTTGGGATAGAGCCGCCTCACGTCCTCCACAGGCATAAGCTTTCGCATGCCGCACCAAGAGGCGTTCCAGGGATCATCGTAGCCGGGGGCAATCACAAAATCGAAAGGGTCCACTACATCGATGGCGACATCTCCTAGACTTCCGGCGGCATCGGGATCGAAATAGACTTTAAAGATCGCCGTGCCATGGATAAGGCAGTCATAGACGGCATCGAGGAGTTTTTCATCCATCCTTGCCATTTCCCAAACGAATTTAAGCGCGTCGTTGTAAAGGTCGGCCACCCGCTGGAAGAAATAGCGGCGGGGCAGGACTGACCAGATAGGCCTGTTATCAGTGAGAAGCGGGGCGGTAGTCTGAATCGTGGAGAATATGAAGTTGCAGAACACCCGGGAGTCCTCGGGATTTAGCTCCGTTTCATTCCACCATTTCCCGGTGAATTCCTTAATAAAGCGCTGCCATTTCTTGCGGCGCTCCTCATGCTCAGGTGAGCCATAGGCGGCATCGACGGCATCTTTTAATTCTGAAAAGGTCATTCCACCGCCCTTATGATGCCGTTCTCCGCCATGTACTTCTCCCGGGCGGCCTGGGAGTTGAAATTCATGCCTGTATAGGGGTCATGCCCGGCTCTAAAGGCAACTTTGATAGCAGGAGATGAGTACTTACGGCGCAGTTTCTTTGCGCAGGTGGGGCAGAGTTGTTCAGTTTCATTTATTTTATCCGGGTCCACGTAGATCGCTTCCATGATGCCGCACCGTTCGCAGATAAAATCGTAGAGAATCACCGTATCGCTCCGTATGCCCCGGTCTTGAAATCCTGCATCGCCGTGCCGTCGGTTCTCCTAGAGCCTGAAACGTACTTAGGCGCTTTCTTTATGCGTTCCTCCATGGCGATAAGCCTTTCTAGATAGTTCTCAGGAAGGTTTGAGAATGAGGCCTGGGTAATACGCCCATCGCTACGCAACAAACTTCGCCTCCCATGAGGACTTCAAGCGCCGCTTGAACATCCCGAATAACGAATCAGGCCTATAGGACCTGTCTTTAAGCGCGTCCCCGGAATTCCCCGAAGTAAATTCCGTTATGATCTGCACCATCATCGTGAGCGCGTCCACGAGATCGTCATGCTCCCCCTTGGGGAAGAATTCCATCTGAAGAAGGAGGTCAGCTAACGACTGGTTGATAAATACCCGGCCTGTGCGCACAACGCCGCCAAGGATACGGTTTATCTTGTCCTCTTTGGACATGGACCGTGGCGCGTCAATCTGCTCTAGCTTGAAGCGCAAAGGCTTTCCTGTGATCTCTTCGTATTCCCGCTTCTTTATATCAAGAAGGTATTGAATCCCCGCCTGTAGCCCTAGCTCGATTCCCACGGTCTTGGGGCGGTACTGCACGATGAGCCTAATTAGCTCATCCACCATCTTGTCAGGCTTTAGGTGAATCTTCTTAGCCTCGATCACATACAGAAAGCCTTCTGAATTGACAGCTCCGATGATGACTCCTGTGTCATCCGAATAGCGCTCGGCGGTCGCCGCAGGGTCCACGGTCATGTAGTAAGCGTATGTCCCCGGGGAAAGCTCGGAATATGTCGGCTGCGGGGGAGGGAATATCTGGTCATCCCTCGGAACCGGGTTATTGTCGTACTGGCATGAATATTCGTACGCTCCCTGACGTTGCTTGATCTTGGCAAGCATCGAGAGAGTGAAGAACCGATAGATGGGCTTTCCGTCCTCGACAGCCCGGCGGATGAATACCCTGTCCCTGTACCAGCCTTCTTTTATCACCGTTCCGTAGATATCCGAGAAATGATAGCGAGTGCCTATCATAAGTTCGAAGCCTTCAGGGTCTTTAATCGACTGGATGTAGGAATACCAGTCCCGGACCTTCTTTATCTGCTCCGGGGTCGAACAGGACTGTTCGTTGATAATGTCATCCATGATGATGACATCGTAATGCCGTCCGACGATGGTAGCCCCGACTCCCCATGCTTCAACCTGGTTCTCCTGGGGAATCCTGCCCCATTCGCCCGAACGGTATACGGTAAGCTCATTGGCGACTGACCGTTTCCAGTTAGCAAACCGCTTGCCAGGTTCCGGGATTCGGTCCGGGAATAGCCGCATGAGCATAGGGGTACAGAAAAGTTGCTTGATCTCCCCTAGCTGAGACTCTACTAAGCTGGAAGTCCGTGAAAACAACCCTATGCGGATATTTGGATTCTGAAGGATCAGCTGGATGATCTTTACTTTCGTCCAGGCTGACTTCATGTGTCCGCGGGGAATCAGAATAAGGGTGTCATCATTCCTCTCCATGATGCCCGAGAGCCATCCGTGCAAGACTGGATCAAGGCGGGGTCTTCCCCCATCCTCGATCTTGTCCATGCCAAGAATGACGGCACCCAGGAAATACAAATCAGTGAGAGCTTTCCATTGCAGGTAAAGCTCTGCCGCTAGCTCCTCCTTCCCTGTTTTGTCTAAGAACTCTTTATACTTCCGCCTTTCAGCAGGAGTGCGCACGTATTCCATGAAACTCCGAAGTATCTATATAAGATACTTATGTATATACCTTCTCCTTGACCATTTAGATCAGGTGTACCCTAACCGTTATTCTGGTACGCTTTTCTTGCCCTTCAGTTAGTAATAAAAGCTATACGCTGAACTTTCCGAAGTCGTGCTGAGCGCTAGCGAAGCCCTCTGGAGACGCAGGAAAGTGTCTCTCATCTATTCTTATGTATCTAAACTAGTATACATGCGTATAATATATATGGAGGAGGATTGAAAATGTGTCAAGACACTTTTGGTTTTTCTTTCTTTTCAACTCATTTTGTAAGCCTAACTCAGCAAAATGTGTAGAAGTATTCTTGCTCTCTTGTTGTCAATTATTTTTTATCCGAGAATAGTGTTACCAGATTAAAGCTTATATCAAATATACAATCACAAGATTTGTTTTATAGTCTATAATCTTTTATTTCCTGTGTAGATATATCTGATGGTAACCCAACACGCATAAAATATCTTGCAAAACTTTGTGCTAAATGTTCTCGATATGGTGGTAACAGCCGAGTACGACTCGTAGTCTTATACATTTCCGCAATAATATTTTTGGGAACAGAATAAATATTATGGAAGTCTACAAAATAGTAATCCTCTTCTGTTTCATCACTTAATCTGCATTTATTTAGTAAGTGATAAGAAGGAGAATTTCCTTTTCTTAATTCATTACGTGCCTCAGTTTTAAGATAATATGGCTCATTATGTAAAAGTGTCTTTAGACTCCAAATTGGGCATACAATTAGTGAATCTATCTTTTCATTTAATATATCGCAAGACTGTGATAAAATTATTGCATTTATTTGTTTTATATTTATTGGCTTCTCAGTCGGTGTAGAAGTGATAATCGCTCTATAATGCTCTTCATCTGGCACTAGTAGGCTGCAATCTAATACAATATCACCTTGTTCTATTCTATTTCCTGGACTTACTTGCTCATACCACGGATATGGCATCAGAGCTCACCTCAGATAGTAAATGATTTTTGCTGTGGTTTGGTAAAACTAAAAACCATTCTTTTTGTCACAGCAATTGGTATTGGGGGATCAATAGGCTCTAAACTGTCCTCAGATTGAAGTGATATGCTCACCTCATATGGATTTGTTAATTTAATTTTAGAAATATCAAAATTATATACTGCATTAGTTGAATAGCTAGGTAAAGAGTAGGAGCCAGAAGTAGGTAATCCAATAGTTCCTATTGCGAACGCAGTTGTACCAATTAATCCAGCAAGTATTTTAGCAATTTCATCATTTCCCATAATTAATCCTAATATAATGGTTCTAAAGTAGATAAAAAATCTGGCTTAAGTAATTTAAAAAACAACTCCTTTTCATGAGTATGGGATGTGTTTAAAATTTCATCCATCTTCTCACCAAATTTTGCATTATCAATGTTTAGATCTATAAGCACATCAATATCAATTACTGAACCTAGAAAAGAAGCATTATTAACGGCTACATTCACGTTATTTGATAATTGCATTATTATTGTTTCTGCTTCTTTTTTAATCTCTGTACGCATTGTAGTTGATTGTGAAGTTAATGTGTCATTAATTATTTGAATCTTTGTATTTGTTGCATCAAAAAGCGGTACTTTCAGAATATTTATGTACCGCAAACCAGAGCGTTCAATTTTATGACAAATACCCGCTTCCACAAAAGCAGATAGTATAGTTAATAGCTGCTCCTTCCAAACAGTCCATCCGATATACGGTGCTTGATTTGCGAAAGAAATTACTTTAGGCCCAATGCTTATAGATAAATTGCCCTTCTGTAATCTATGAAGTGGTTGATAAACTAGATTTGGGTCAGATTGACGAACAGCTTCAGGTAATTGGAGAATAGGAAGTTGAATTAGTTTTGAATCAGAGAAATGCTTATTTATTGTCTGATAAGTAATTCCAAAAACAGCTTGTGATGGTAAAAACGAAGAAAATCTGATCTCAAATACTGCTTCTTGGATGGGGCAGAATTTTATCTTTGCCGGATATTTGTCCATACTTACCTTCATTATAACATAAGCAAAAAAATTCGCCAATTAAAATGCTTAATTAAGTTACTAAATATCTATATGTTGCGTCGAAGTCACCTATTTAACTATACTAGTGTGATCTGTAGAGCTTATAAAGTCAACGCCATCTGTTTCTTTTATCCTATTAGCTTTTGCCCTATCCCTAGCTTCCTTCATTACTTCTTTAATCAGTGCTCTATGTACATCCCTCTCCTGATCTGACACTTTCTTCTGATCTGTATAAGTCCCATCCATACGGTTAAGAGTATCTACAGCTTTGATAATGTCCGAGAAGGTGGGTCCAGATTTTACTACTTCGACTAATTCACCTTCAGCGTTATACCGTTCAGTCTTCCTTGTCATCTTCTGGGTAATAAGCTCGATTAGTACACTAGATCGGTGTTCCTTCCCCATCCCGCGTTCTTCCAGGATGCGTTCTATCTCATTTCTTATACGATCCTGGCGCATGAGCTTGTATGACTGCTTATGAGCCGTCTCATAGGTGACATCCATCGCTGATACCGCAGAACCTAGAGCATTACCGTAGTTAGGGGAATCAGGATCGGTTATCTCGACAACGAAGCGTGCTGCACGTTCATCAAAGTTGCCTTTACTGGCTTCATGTGTCGCTGACACTATGCTTTCTCCTTTCCATCAACTCTAACCCATTTCCCTGTTCTTCCATCAATGGAGACTTCAGCTTCTAGACCTCGGGCTTTCAACCACTCATATACAGCTTCGTTTATATAACCCGATATTGTACCGCCATTTTGTGCTACGTAGGATTCGAGAAGTTTATGATTTTTATTCGGGATTTTAAGGCCTACAAAGACCTTATCAGGAGAGACCTGCATCGCCATATTATCCTCCTTTTGTTATATGATATTTCGTATAACGATATAAGTCAAGACCTTTTTTAGCCTCAGATAATTGCAGTGATCATTCTTATACGCGCATGTCCTTATGCCCTCCTCCCCCCTCTTTTTAGGCTTGCTCGCACAATTATCCCGATCCCTTATTTTTTTCATAAATAAAAAGTAGTAGCAAACAGAATGCCAAATACTACAATTCTATTAAACGTTTAACGAAATAAATATACACGAAATATCAATAAACTTATTGACAGTATTTTTTTTCAATGATAGGGTAATATTATCGTTAAACGAAACAAAGTTAAACGAAGCAAGTTTCTTTTACAAGCCGTCACGTAAAGCCGTGACACGTAGCGGATAGTCTCGCAGTCTAGTACCGTGTGACGATTGTAGGAAGCCGGAACCGTAAAGCCGGGAAACCGTAACCGAGGCGATGGAAGCGCCATTGCACGCCATAGCACGCGAACGCTGAAAGCGAGACCCGATACCACAAAGGAAGGGAAGTATATCGATTGCCTATATAATTGCCCTATAAATCCAACACTAGGGGAGATATATGGACAATACCGCAATGGAAAAACTCATTTCGGCAATCGTAGCGGAAACCGTAAAATCAATCGTTCCGGCTTTCATGGCTTCAATGAATACAGGGAAGCCGGAAATTGTCGGTCAATCTGTAGTGGAATACACGCCAGCCAGGAACAAGAAAGCTGGAAAGCTCATAAAATCGGCAGGAAGCGATGTAGAAGCGTTTACAATAGTAAAGAAGCATGTTCTCGCTAGGAAAGCTGGAAAGATAGAAAAGGGACCTTTCTTAACCTGCTATAGGCATATTTTCGACAGTACTACGCTTGAGGATGTAGCAAGATCCTCGAAGACTGCAATTCTTACTCTGCACAAGGAAGCTCAAAAAGTCCTTAACTATAGGGCTTAGTCTCGAATTTTTTTCCGAATATAGGGCAATTTTACAGGCAATCGATATATAGAAAGTACCATACATTTATGGATTTTCGGATTGCATCGCTATAAATCCCGCAATCCTGGCATGATTTATGCTTTATAGGACTGGCACGCCATCGGCACGCCCATAGTCTATAATTATCGGCATGTTTCTTGCTTATGGGGATAAAAGTAGAAGGCGAAGCCTTCCGCAAGCGTGCTTCGCACGTTGTAGTGCTGTCACGATGCAATAGGGTAAGTGGGCTTTGCCCACTCGGGACGCTATAAGCGTCCTAGGCCTCTTCGTACCCGAAATAGGTTAGCGTCCTTGTCATGCGCGATGAGCGTTGAGAGCTGTAGTATGGAAGTATAGGCCAGTCGTTTCCAGCGGTTGCTAGGGGGTAATGGGTTTTCCCCATCGCGGGACGTGCTATGCACGCCCGTAGTGGGCTTCCTGGGTCAGCGGGGCAGCCATTTTATGGCGCTATGTAGTTCGATGCGAAGCATCGGGGGCTTTATATGCTCTGAAATGGGCCAGGCGCTTATGCGTCGGCTCACCTTATGCGAAGGCATATTGTAGGATTAGTCCACGCCTAGAGGATGCTGGAAGCGACAACCTAGAACACCATACGAAGAGGGGAGTACCAAAGTGCCATAGTGGGTCGAATGGGCCAGTCGTTAGGCCACGTATAGTCACAATGGGTCAGCCTACCATCCAGGTGAGCTTGGCCTGTGCTACAGCATAGGGTTGTCGCCCGGTTCAAGTCCGGGTCTGTAGCAGATAACAGTTTATCATAGCCGAAAAGTCAAATGTATCTCATTTAAATGTTGACAATATTTATAAATGGAGCTATAACGAAAAAAATAGCAAAGGATTGAAAACTGAAAAAGTTTAGTTTTCATATCATATTTTTTATTATTTTCGGCGCTCTCTTCTATGGGTGTCCGAATACTACAATTACTACGACAACTACAACCATCCCTGAAGAAATAACAACAACAACAACAATTCCACCAGCAAATACTACAACTACAACTATCGATACCAGTACGACAACTACCAGCACAACTACTACTAATCCACCATTATCACCACCGTCAACTACGACTACTACATCAGTGCCAACAACGACTACAGCACCAACAACGACAACTTCTACAACTACAACAACTACAACTACAACTACAACTACAACTACAACTACAACTATTCCTCCTTCAACCACTACTACTACACTTATTCCTCTTCCTGGAAAGGCAATAATTTCTTATCCGGCGAATAATGCTAATAATATTTTGCAAAACACTGACTTAAGATGGAAAAGTGGTGGTAATACTTCAGAATATATTGTTTACATGGGTAAGAATCCAAATCTTTCTGAAATTCCTAATTATACATACTTTAAAGGTAAAGTATCAAATCCATATATCTTTAATAGTAATCTTGAATACCTTACAAAATATTATTGGAGAGTAGATTCTAAAAATGATCGAGGAATTACTAAAGGTGATGTTTGGTCATTTACTACATGTGAAAGATTCCCAATACTGTTTGCAGGCGTTGAATGGCAAGTGAAGCATCATCAAGATACAGTTG